ATCCTATTCTCACATACTTCCTTGGTTTATCCACATTCATGGTCTTGGTGAAGTTGATGAATGTCTCATTGATTGACTTGCACATCAATGCATACTTCTTCTTTGACATCTGCTTCACTTGTTCTTCATTCTTACCAGTTAGACATTGCACCAATAATGATGCTTTGTCTTCCATTGGGAAGTCCATCTGACTGATGTCATAAAGTTCTTGATACTTCTTGATTGATATCTTCATCATATTATAATGGGGATTTTTGTCAATGTTCAATTTAAATGAAATGATATATTCCTATGTTTGCATTCTTCTGTCTGCATTTGTTTGCCAATGCCAAAGCATTTGTGCAGTCATCATGGAATCCTTGTGGTGCATTATATCTCACACCAGTTGGTGTGTACACGTATTCAAAGACTTCCAGTTCTTCTCTGATTGCACCATCTGGGAATCCTATCTCCTTCTTCTGGATGGAAGATGCAAGTAATTCCATAAGTTGTTGTTTGCTGGTGGATGTGTACTTGAACCCTTCCATGTGATTGAAGTGTTTCTGAAGGTCTTCAGTTATGGCATCACCCACACCAGTTGAATCAATCAGCACTGGTCTGCTTCTGTCAATTTGTAGGATTGTTTCCTTGGTCTGTTTCCAGTCCTTCTGGAATCTGTCAAAGAATGCCACATCACCATTGGCATCAAGTCCAATGATGACTGACCAGTCAACAGACTTTGCAAGATCAATTCCATAGAATGCAACTGGATTCTTGGACAAAGGTTTGATGCATTCCAGTATGTGTTGACTGCCAAATGGATTGGATGCATTCTCCATGGCATTGGCAAGATATTCTTGTTCAAATACTACTGATGGCAATTGTCTTCTTGCATCATCAATCTCTGACTTGTCAATGTATGGATTGTCATAAGTAGTGTACTTGAATGATGACCAGTCTTTCTCCATGGTGTATCCTTTCAAGTATAGTGAGTAAAAGTAGTTCTTTCCCTTTGGTGTGGATAGGAACAATGCCTTCCCTTTATAATCAGTCAAAGTTGGTCTGATGGAATTTAACCATCCATCTTCCAGATTGGGGATGAAGGATGCTTCATCTATTATGACCAGATGAAATGGTCTTCCCCTTAAGTTGTCCAGTCTTTCACCAGTGAAGAATTGGACAGAACCATCATTGGGGAATTTGACAATCAGTTCTGACTTGTTGTTCTCAAATGGAAGTATCTTGATTAGTTGGTCAAAGAATGCCTTTGCAAGTTGATAAGTTGGTGTGATGTATGCAACCCTTCTTCCTTCAATTGCTTCAAAGATGATTTCATAGTTTGCAAGTTCTGACTTCCCAAATCTTCTGCCACACATCACCACTCTGAACCTTGACTTGCAGTCAAAGATTGATTGTTGGTTGTCATGCAGTTCTGGTATCTCTATTTGCAAAGTAGTTTGATTATTAGTATCAGCAATGCACCATAGATGGTGTACAATAAGTCATTGATATCTGGTGTTCCTTTCTTGGTCACATAGTCAATCACTTCCTTTGCAGTTCCTATGGCAATGACTGGAATCAATGCCCATACTGGTGGCATGAATGATTGTGCAATCAAGTAGATAAGCATTCCAGCAATGAAGTGGTATTGTTTGTCTATTGGCATATTAAACGTATAAGGTAGCAAATAATAAGTTTGCAACTGCACCAATGAAGAACATCATCCACACTTGGTTGATGACTGGTTGTTCATCAGTATTCCCAATCTTCTTTGGTCCAACTGCATAACCCTTGAACCCAAATATCAATCCAGAACCAATGAATGATGCCAACAGACACACGAATCCTTGATACCATTGCTGGTGATTTGTGAATATGAATGGATTGATTAACCCAACCAGTAATGCCATGCCCAATAGTTTCTTTAATACTTCCATGTTGTTTGTTTTAAATTATAGAATAGTCTTTCCCTTTGTGATAATGAATTCAATCTTGCCATCATTGGTGACAGATGTTGTCTCCTTTGGTTTCCCATAAACCCTTGTAAGTAAAGTATCCAAGGAATACAAAGAACCATTCTTCATGCTCTTAATCATTGCACCAGCAATGGTCTTCTCCAGTATGGTTGTGTCTGGATTCTTGTACACATCATTCAGTTCTTCAACTCGCATTGCCATCAGATTCTGGATGGTGTCATTGATTTCAGATAGTTTGTATCCAGCATCCTTCAAGATGGACACATACTTCCTTGGTCTTCCATTTGGATTCATTGTTTGTCCTTTTGCTGGTCTTGTCAATGAACCACCATGTGGTTGTATTTCTTGCTTTGCCATATCCGATGTATTACCGATGTTTTAACTTCTTTTTTTGGTAAGGTTTGCAATCATCTCATTGTGAATGCTTTGTAATATTTCAATGAATTTCTTCTTGTCTCCATATCTCACATGGCATGTTCTGCACAATGCCATCAAGTTCTCAATTGTGTCCTTCGTTCCAGTTCCACCCATCCCCCTTGCATTGATGTGATGAATGTCAACTGCCTTTGATTTGCATATCTCACATGGGATGAAGTCTGATTCATCATATCCCATCTTTGTCATGTACAATCTGGTGTATGGTCTCATAGTTTACTTTTGAAGTGATTGCATATTGTCTCCATCTGTCCTATGTAGTAAGTATTGAAGTCCTTGTATCCAAGATTGTCTTGTTCATAGTTCTTGTAAAGGATTGCTCTTAATCTTTGGGATGGTGACTTCATGTCATCATACTCTGTCTTCAGTGATTCAATGGAATCTATTTCAATCTTGCTGAATGGTTCTGCCTTAAGTCCTATGTAGATGAATTGTTGGTTCATCTGGAATACTTCTGCAAACTCATTAGGTGACAATTCTTGTGTTCCAATTGATAGTCTGATGGTTTTGTCCTTCCTTGTTGTCAATCCTTCAAGGATTCCAGCAATCATAATCATGGTATTATTTTTTTAGATAGTCATTGTTTATCCACACTGAATCAAATTGATGTCCATCAATAAAGTCTTCATAAGTGATTTCAATCAAGGTGAATCCGTTTTCAGTTAAAAAATCAACAACCACATCATGCAACTTCTGGTTCTTGAAGAATTCATAGTTCTCTGTCTCAATATGCATTATCTTGATGGTCTTCAGCATATCACCCATGCTTTTGAATATCTCAAAGGTTGCACCTTCAACATCAATCTTCACCATGTCAAGTGAATCTATCTTGTAGTTCTCACATATTGACTTCATGGTGTAGCATTTGAGATTCAATGTAGTTGTTCCAAAATATTCACCCCTATCAAAGATGCCATGGATACCATTGATGTTTTTTTGATGGTATGTAATTTCACCATCATAATCTGCAACAACTGCATTGATTGGTGTAATGGTTTTTAAGTCTTTTAGAAAGTTGTTGTAGTTGTCTGGAAGTCCTTCAATACAAAATACATTGGAATCTGGATATTGACTTTTCAAGAATAATGCATCAGCACCATCCATTGAACCAATCTCCATGATGTTTTTTATCTCACTTTCATCAAAGTGTTGTTTTGCCAGTTCAGCAAACATTGCCATGTTTATTCTTTCATTTTTCATCATAGTTATTTTCTTTTAAATAGTTGTCTGTCTTGTATTGAATATCCATTTTCTTCATAATACTTTGCCCAATAGTTCCACTTGTCTTCTGCCAATGACAATCCTTCATCTTTCATCTTTCTGTATTCTGTACCATTGCCAACATCATGTCCAATGTGTTCTTGTTTCAAGTTAGGTATGTAGTAGTTGATGTATCCAGAATTGTTCAATCTCAATGCATAGTCTGCATCTTGCATTCCATAGGGATCATGGTCTTCATTCATGTATCCAATGTGTTCAATTACTTTCATTGGTATAAGTACATTGGCAAATGCAGTGTATGTTGGGTGAATCATCAGTCCATTCATTTCAATCTGATGTCCTAATGATTCCACACAATGAATGCCACACATACCAGTGTTGGGAATTGTTTGTGCATAGTGAACCATGTGTCTCAACCAGTTGTCTGGAAGTTGAATGTCATTTGCACCATACACAATGGCATCATATCCATTCTTTTTGGCAAAGTCAAAACCATCATTTGTTGCAGTTGCAATCCCAAACTTGTCAATAGTTATCAAGTCAAATGGATATCCAGCATCAGCAATTGACTTCAATGATTGTTTGGTGAAGTCATGTCTTAAGTAGTCCAAAAAAATTACAAGTACTTTCATTTCATTTTTTCATTATAGTATTGATAAACTTGTTGTAGCATCTCAACCACACATGCAGAACAACTTGCATTGTAGTGATAATGTGGATGTTCTACTCTGTATGCATTAACAATCTCTTCCTTGATATGTGGATGCAGATTGACTACTTCTTCAGTTTGCACAAACAAGTCATAGATATGCTTATGTTGTGATAAGACTTGTAAATGTGGTTCTACGTTCTTTGTTGATTTCATGTAAGTTGTATTTATTTTTTGCCCATTCGTTAAGTCTTTGACCATAGTCTTCCCTTGCATTCTTGTTGTTTATTAAGAAGTTCATGTGTTTGAACCAGTCTGTCTGGTTCTTTGCCCATAGCACTGGTGCATCATGGTCATTGATGTATGGTTCAACTGCTGATACAATACATGGAATTGACTTGACTGATGCTTCCAATATCTTCAAATTTGACTTACATGCTGACCAGTTATTCTGTACTAATGGAATTAGCATGATGTCTGCATGTTCATAAAGTTGCATGTACTTGTCTGGTGTTGTTCCCTTGATGATGGTATAAGGAAGTTGTCTTGCTGATGTAAAATGACCAACCATTCTTTCCCACACATATCTTGAACCATTTGAAGAATCATCATATCCACCAATGACCATCTTGATTTTGTCAGCATGTCCAGACAATCTTCTTATTGGATTCTTCAGCAGTTCCAAGTCATGCTCATGTGTAATTCCACCACACCAGAACAATCTTATCTTTTCATCTTCCACTTTGTCATCCACAAATTGATGCCCACCAAATGGAATGGCATTTGGAAAGATATGGACATTGTGATTGAATGGTCTTATCTCTTCTGCAAGTCTTTCATTTGTACAAGTCACCATATCTGCCATCCTTATGTTGTTCTCAATTCTTGGTCTCCATTGTTCATATCCATCATACAATAGATGGTTTCTTGGAAGTTTCCAGTCATCATCCATGTCAAGAATAATCTTGCAGTTCATCTGGTCTTTTACCATTTCAAGATTGTCATCAAATGGGGATAAACGATTGTAGAATACAATATCCCATCCAGTTCCAATGACTTCTTCAGTTGGCATGTTGGTCACAAGTCCTTTGACATCAGACATAAATCCCAATGGAAGTACAACCCTATGAAAACCACATCCAGAATGTGGATGTGATATACCAAGTATCTTCATTTATTTAATTTTATAACCAACAAACCCAGCAGTGAATATGACTGCAATGAATTTGACAATCACTACTGGTGTAAAAAATAGAATCAATGCAATCCAGACTGATAGACATGTCACACAATCCAAAGGTTTCAATCTTTTTCCCCATGGATATTTCAATTTCTTTTTTATCCAAGATGGAATTCCAGCAATGTTGACAAAGTAGTATGAGAATACAAAAGATGCTAATACTATTAGTAAGATGTGTTTCATATCTTTTCAAGTTTATACCAAATAACAAATGCCAATATTTGAATTGACAATGGAATGATATCTGCTGGATAAGAAAAGAATATTGCCAATGGAAACATTCCTATAATTTTAAATAGTTTTTTATATTTTAGTAAGTGTTTCATATCTTTTCTATTTCAATTTTGACTTGTTCCCAATATGACTTCCAATCCCAATCCAACCATCCTTGCATGTGTTCATCTATGAATGCAACTACTTCATCTACTGCAATCAATGCACAATCCTTTGCATTTTTTGTGTAGTCACATTCATAACATGCAAACATGCATCTATCAAAGATGTATTGTGCTTTTTCTTTTGGTGTCATAATTTGTCAACTTCAGTGATTAAATCATTGTAGTACTCCAAGTTCTTTTCAATGTCTTGTATCTGTTCCAGAATGTGAAGGTTGATGACCTTCTTGACAAATGACTTGTTCATCTCTTCTGTACAATTTTCTTCATCAATTATCCATTCACCAAAGTCTTTGTACAATTGTTCTGCTTTTTGTTTTGTTGTCATGATTTTGTAAGTATGGTTTTTAGTTCTTTTTTAGTTTTTCTGACTACTATGCTGACATGAAGATGTGGGATTCCAAAGTACTTTGCAACTTTATTGCAAGACTTAAGTTCCACATACTTGCTAAATATGATAGATTCGTGTGCATCATTAGCATTCAATGTCAACTTGTGTTCCAGAACCTTCCTTGCAACATTTGCTTGTTGTACTGGTATGTCCTTTCCTTCAAATGATTTCATGTATTCAAATGCATTGTCAACATCACTCTTCTTGAATACCTTGTAAAATTCTCCTTTTGTATGTGTTCCCATCATCCAGACAATCTTCAATACAAATGCAATGATGTTTCCTTCTGCTTCAATTCTCTTCAACTTGTCACAATCATAATTCAGCAGAACCAATGCAACTTCTTGTCTCAAATCATCTTGCAGTTGTGTTGGTCTTATATTTCCAATCAGTTCATTGACCTTTGGATGCAAGTATATTTTTTCAATTATGGATGAACATGGATTCATTTGAATTAATCAAATTTAAGTATTTATTTTTAGTAATACATACACATCTTGTACACATTCACACACAATAATCTGACCAAACCATGACTGGTGGAATCTTATTTCATCTTCTGTCAACTTCTTTTGTGACTTGGTCTTTGCACCATCTTTGATTTCCACCAGATAGTTGATCCCTTTGTATCCAATTACAATGTCTGGGAATCCCTTTCCAATTGTGTGTGTTGAAAATACTGATAAGGAAGGAATCTTTCTTATGGCATCAACTATCTCTTTGTGGTTTGCATCAGTTCTTCTTATCATGTTTCATGATTTTGTCAATAAATTCTTCAACTTGGTTTCTTTGGTCTTCATCCAGATATATCAACTTGTCATTGATGGATTCTATTATGAAGGAATCTGCAAGTTCTTTCTTCAAAATTAACCTATTTTCTGGTGTCAATTTATGGTCAATTGAATTGATTATGACATCACACTTGATGATGTATGAATTGAATAGTTCCTTGGTTGTAGAACCACAATCCCTTTTGACATCTTCAAAATAAACTTTCGCATTGTTGATGTGGTGCAATGCCTTTGCAAGACTGAATGTGTTGTCACTGAAGTTCATAAAAATAAAGTAGTTTGTGTTGTTTTTTTACCATTGTACATATTCCTTGCACAATCAAATATTGTTTTACCAGCAGTATAATCAACAAGGTTTCTTGCAATTTTATCTATTCTTTGTTTCCCTTTATATTTTGTAAAATCGTAATTATGAAATTCACATAAATCTTTAACTTTAGAATGTATAAATTTATTACATTTCCTATCCCCTAAATCATTTGGCAATTTAAAATTTGTCCAATATAAATGCTTACCTCTTTTTTGTGCTTGTATCAATGGTTCATAATATGGAATTACATTTTCTACACAATATTTCCCTTTATAAAAATTGTCTAAAAAAATAATTTCTTCATAAAGTTTCATATCTGGATAACTTGCTTTACTTTTTCTTTCTCCTACACCAGTATTTGTTTTTCTCATTCTTGAATGACTTGGACAAGGTGGTGATGACCAAATGAAGTCAAATTCTTTGTAGTGTTCAAGAAGATATTGATGTGCATCAGTAACAATCACAATGTCATTTGGAAATCTTTCTTGATATAATTTAGCAAGATGTTCATCCCATTCAATTGCAGTCACTTGGCAGTTATCCCAAAGTAAACGATTCCCACCAAGACATGCATACAAGTTTAATACTTTCATAAGTTGTATTTGTAATATTCTGAAATCCCAGTTGGTCTGGTTGTCTTTCCCAATTGCCAAGATTCCACTTCCTTCTTTTCGCATCTGTAAATGTCACAAACATTCTGACAATGCAACTTGATGAAGACATAGTGTGTGATGTTTTTACCAACTTTGTTGTGTGGTTTCAATCCCATAGATAAAAATCTTGTATCCTTTCCAATGGTCTTGACATCAATGAAGTACTTATCTTCAACAATTACATCTGGACCAACAATTGGTTTATCAGAAAACAATTTACTTGTTGTGTACTTTTTACCATTGATTTCTAAATACAAGAAGAATATCAATTCACCTAATGAACCAATGACATTGTAGATATCTGGTCTGATGTATTCTGGTTTTGATTTTTCAAGTTCTTTACATGATTGAATTCTATGTTTTGCACTCATTTCAGCAATCTCATTCAACCAGTCTGGATATTTGAATTTTGTAGGTGTCATGTTTTAATTTTTAAAGTTTTCTAAATAGTATTCTTTTGAATTTGTCTTTGGTACATTGTTGATATGGTAGTGATATTCATCTTCTTGACCTTCATCAAATGCATCCATGATTTGTTCCATCTCTTCTCGTAGAAGTGTTCTTTGTTGGTTCTGCATGAATTCATCAAATTCTTCTGATGACATGTTCTTCCAGTTCTCAATTATTTGTGTCACAATTGTTTCCATAATTTATTTTTTTAGATGTTCATAAACACATAGTTTTCTGAAGATATTGTCAATGATGACTTCTTCATCCCTTGTGATGTTTTCAAAATTGTTTGTCTTCATTCTCATAAAGTTCAAGTATGCTCTTTTGTCACCACCAAATAGTTCTGCTTCTCTTTTGAGTTCATTCTCTCTCATTCGTATTGCTTTTGCATACATTTCCACCTTCTGGTCATCATCAATCTCAATGTATCCATAGTCATACATCCAGTCATACAAGTACATAGGCAACAACTTCAAGTTCACATCCTTCTTCTTCTTCCAGTCTTCAATCTCATTTTTCTTGTCTTCATCTGTAAGTCTTGGAATGTCAATTTCAATCACTGGTTGTTCTTCAACAATTTCCCTTGATATGTTAATCAACCACTTCTTGTATCCATTCATGATTCTCATTAAGTATTCCAATGTGAATTGGTCATAAACCTTCACATCTTCCAGATGCAGTTCACCAGTGATGGCAAGTTCAAATGCCAGATACAATTCATCAATCCTTTTGTGTCCAAAGTGTTTCTTGATAAATGTGATTATCATGTTGTCTTCAACCATTGTTGGGAAGTGTTGTGGACGAAGTCCAATCACCATGTAGATAAGTGACAATTTTTCAATGATTTCTTGTGGTGTACAATCAATCAGTTTCTTTGACTTCAATGTTTGTAGAATTCCATCTTTGTGCATATTCAATCCTTTTGTTGAATCTGTCTTCATTAGTTGGTTTAGTTTCATTTTTTGTGGTTTTTAATTTAAAGAATCCTTTCCAACCATTGCTGATGGATTGGTTGATGATTTGAATTGCAAGTTCACAATTTTTTTCTGATAAATTTGACAGACTTGTCAATGCAGACTTTTCAATTGATGCAGTTGCAAATTTGAATTTGTGTTGTTTGTGTTTGTATTCCTTCCAGTTTACCCATGCATCTACAAAGTCAGATGTGTTGAATGGTAGTTCAACACTACTATCTTTTATTTCCTTTACTTTAATTTCCTTTCCTTTCCTTTCCTTTATAGCATTGCCATCGCATTCTGGTCGCAATGCATTCGCATTATTCCATCTCTTACTTGCTGATTCTCTTGCTTTTATGCTTTTTATATCCCTATGATTTAGTCTCTTTTCTACTGATGCAGAATGGAAGTGATTGCCATCAATAATGAATAAGTCAAAATCATGTATAATGCTATTAATTACATCAGTTTGCGTTCTATAATCTGTTGCAATGCGTTCATAATGCAGTCGCAATGCATTCGCATTATTGTATAGGTCTTCAATCAATCCCCAATATATTCCATATCCAAGAAAACCATGATGATAGATTAGGTCTTTGATTTTGTCATCCATTCTGGTATTGTAGTCATGTGAGAAGTAGAATGTATTTTCTGCCATTTTTTAATGTTTAAAATAAGATAATGTGTGATAGACATGAAGATGCAATTGTCTCAATTTGTCTTTGTATTCTGGTTCAGTGAATATCATATTGTCAATTGTGCGAAGTCCATGCATGATTGTTGTATGGTCTCTTCCACCAAGAATGATTCCTACATCTTGAAGTGTTAGATTCAAGAATGAATCATGGTACAACATGTCTGATATCATGTTCCTTGCATCAACCAGTCTCAAATGTCTTTTCTTTGATATCAAATCTTGCTTATCAATATGCAAGTATTGACAACTTATGTCAATGACTTCAAATGTTGACAATCTTCTTGTTTGTACTTTAAAGTTGTGATTGTCACATGGTGTGCAGTACATATCTGGATGCATGTTTCTGATTGCATCATTGGTCTGGTAGTTCATATTGACTTGATTTTGGTTCTGAAATCTTGTTCAAAGTCTTGTCTGTTCTTGTAGTTCTTTCCCCTTAATTCTGGATTTTGTTCTTGAATTTTTCTTCTGCACCTTGTGATGCATTCTGCTGATGGATATAAACCTTTTGAATAGTCACCAAGAAAGTTCATTGCTGAATAGTTCTGGTCCTTCCCATTGGTCTGTATAACCTTGTAGTAGTAGTATGCAATAAGTTCATTGTCATTGTCTCTCATTGATTCATACTTTGTCAAGAATAACTTGATATTATCTTTTATTGATGCTATTTGATTTATCATTTGTTTTTGGTTTAATGGTTGAAAGATTGTCCATGGTGGTGGCAAAAGAATTTCCCTTTTCAGATGTCACCAGTACTACTGGATGATGGTCTGAATTAATGATTGAAATTCTTTCACCTTCTGCACCATAGATGGTTTTTCTATTGTAGGATATCACATCTGTTTTCAAGTACATCCAAATCATTTGGCAATGGTTACTTTTACTGAAGATGTAGATACTTTGATTGGTGGGAATAACTTGCAGACTTCACCACCATCCATGATGACATCCATTCCAGATACTGGAAGTGTTTTCAAGAATGTCTGTCTTTCTTTGATGGCATTCTCAATGTTCAGAAGTTGGTCATTCAATCTTACCAGTTCTGCATCACCACATGTCTGGTAGTCATACTTTGTTCCTACTTCAGCAAGTTCAATCTTTGTTCCAGATGATGTGGTGTGTGACTTGCCATACTTACTGACTTCTTCCCTTAAGTAGTCAATGTATGCTGGTGATGATTTAATCTCTTTTATGAGCATTTCTACTTTGGCAAATGCATCTGCCATTTCAATGACATTTCCAGTCTCCATCAAGTTGATGATGGTCTGTTGTGCAATAATGCGAAGTTGTGTCTTGGTCACTTCATTGGTGACAATTGGTAGTTGATACATGATTTGGTTTTTATGGTTTTTAAGATTGTTTTCCAGTAAGTAGTGATTCAATTTTCTTTGATACTTTGTAGTGTTGTCTAACCACATCAAGTGTGATTTCACCACTTCTTATCTTCTCCTTTGCTCTGTTGAATGCATCTGTATTGTCATTCAACCATGGAAGTTCCTTTTCTTCTGTTTTTTGTGATACATAACTGGATGCATTTGCATCATCATCTTCCATAATATTCAAAAGTAGGATGGCAGATATGGCATATCTTCTTTGATAAGTCAAAACAGAACCCCTTGATTGTGGGTCATCTTTAACTGGTTTCATCTCATAAGATGATTCAATCCATTCACCAGATTCACCATGCATTAGTAGTGTGATTAGTGTTCTTTCCATTGTTGGAAATTGTGCAATTGATAAACCAGATTCCATCAATGGTTCTTTTATAGAATCCAAGATGTTTGATAATGAAGCATAGGTTGACTTAAAGAAGGGATTGTTTGCATCCTTCTTGATGGTTTCCACTTTGATGTGGAATAGTGACAATGCCTTTGCAATGTTGGCAATTGATTCTGAATGTGTCATGATTTGATTTTTTGGTTTTGAAGTTTTTTGGTTTCAATCATAAGAAGTTCCCAGAATCTTCTTAATGATTCAATTTTGTTTTTTGTAGTAGGTGACTGCATAAACGATAATGATTAGTAAGACATTAAATTGGAAGATTAGAAATTCCATTCATTGCATTTTTAAGGTTTACCAATGCAGTTTCAAACTTGGTATAAAATAGTTCTGAATCAATCTCTTCGCATTCAAGAAGTTCAATGATATCCTTCTGTTGCCAGATAGATGTCTCATCATACTTTTGATGCATAATCAATGTGTTTGACACTTTGGTGATTCCGTTCCAGTCCAACTTGGTAAGTTGTGAACCCCATTTGCTTTTGAAATACTTTGGTACATCTACTGAAATGATTTCTTCTGTTGTTTTGTTGATTTTGAAGTCCATGATTTTTGGTTTTTGGTTTTATGGTTTAAAATTAAAGTTTCCAGATGTTGTCTGCAAGACATACCAGTATGCAGATGATTACTATGATAAGTACTTGAATGTTGTCTTGGTTCTTATTGCTCATTGTACTGGTTTAAAGATTGATAAAAATGGTTTCTTAAGTTCTCCTTACCATCACCAGTCAACAACTTCTCATTGACATAAAGTGTGATAGGTCTCTTTTTGGTTGCAGATGGTTTCCTTCCAGCATTAGGTCTTTGTCCACCCCTTCTTGGTGTGTAACCACCTATGCATCCAGATGCATCAAAGTGTAGTTCAGTGTTCATGTTTGTTTTTTTAGTGTTTGTAAATGTATGATAAAAGTATGAATTAATCAAGTTTAACATTGAACAATTTTATTAATTAGTTCAGCATTCAAGTAGGTCAATTCAGCATTGTATTTTGTGATGCATTCTTCCAATGTTGTCTTGTCATTTACAATGCCAATGTTCCCAGATATTGCTGACCAAAGGTTGTTTCTTAATCTGATGAATTCAACAATCACCTTGTTGCCTTTCTTCAATTTATAATGTCTTTCGTTTACTTGTATTAACTTCATTTGATTGGTTTGATATGGTTTGAAAAAAAGCAGTTGAAAGGATACTGCACCCCTTGGTGTTCTATTTCAATGATTGTTTGTACTTTGAATAGTTGATGTCTCTTTCCAGTTCTTCTTCTTCAATAAGATTCAAACATCTTCTTTGTTCATCAATGGTCAATGTTCCTTTGTTTAGAAATTCAGTCCAGTATTCAATGTTGTTGATTGCTTCCTTGTACTTGTCATAAAGTTGGATTGAATTGCAAACTTCAGTTTTTTTTCTGCTTAAGTTATAACTTGGTGTTGATTTGATAAATGGCATGGTTTTGATTTTTAAGTTTGATTTGTATGATTGCAGTTGGAAGGATACTGCACCCCTATGGTTAATTAGAAATTGTAGTCATGGAATTTCTTTGGATTGTCACACATTTGGAATCTTCCATTTCCCCATCCTTTCTTCCCTTTTCTGATTCTTTCAACTGAATTATTTTCATTGCTTGTGTACTCATACTTCTGGTTGCTATTGTCTGCACAATGTGCAACAAATCCACCAATGATAAATTCTTGTGGGAAAACAACTTGTACTGCATCCATCATTCTAACTTCAACACAATTTGCTGATATCACTCTGACAACTTCATAAGGATAAACATCTGAATATCCAATCTTATTGCAGTATTGACGGATTTTAGTTCTGAAGTATTGACCATTGTAGAATGACTTCAATCGGTCTTCAACTTTAAACATAAAAGATACAACTTCTTTAACTTCATTTCTGTCTTGTGTTGCAATATAATCCCACCATTCTTGAATAGTGATTGTATTGTTGTTCATTAATTTGTACATTGATTTGATTGACTGGTTCATAATGATTTTTTTTAATGTTTTATTTGATTTGGTTTTGAATGATGATGCAATCTACACCTTTATTTGATATAATCAAATAAATTTCAAATAAATCTTTGCAACATTGTTGCATATTTTAAAGGAATGCAGTATTGACAATGGTTTCAGAAGAAAAAATATTTTTCCCAATCTTCACAATTTTCACATTTGGGAAAGAAAGTTGCCTAATTTATGACAAAAAAAAATGCCAATGTATGGACATACATCGGCAAAAACCCTTCAAATCATTAAACTATTACAAAACTAATCTTTTTTGAAATACAATGCAACTTCAGCAGTCCTTCTGTTGGTAAGTCCTTTAAGAACCACCAGTTGACCATTCACCCTTGCCTTGTTCCACTTCATGAATTCATCCTTTATTGTGGCATCATCTGGATTCACTTTGATTTTCTTCAATAGTGTTGACTTGTTGAATGCACCAATTCCAAGATTGTAGATGAAGGAAAGACATGAATCAAACTGGTTCTGGTTCAACTTCAATCCATGCAATGCAATGGTCTTCTTGTTCAGTTCCCACATCAGCAGTTCTTCTGCTTGTGCTAATGTGATGACATCACCCATCTTGATTTTTTTACCATCTTTGTACATGGTTGAACCCCAACCAATGGTGACTACGGATGCTGGACACAAATAACTTTTCAAGAAAAGTCCTTCATACTTCTTGACTAAATCAATGCAGTTCTTTGATGGTGTCATAGTTTGTATTGTATAAGATTAACAATGATTGATATCAGCAATGCAATCACCAACCACATCAACCACTTATTCTTTGCATCTACTTTCTTGGTCAACTTCTGGTTGTCATCTTTTGCCTTGTTCAACTGGTCCACACATGATTTCAACTGCAACTGGTACTTCATAACTTCAGCAGAATCCTTGATTGACTTTTCAATGGTGATGTACTTCTTCTCATAGGCAATAACACTTGAACCTTCAATCAATTGTGTTCTTGATGAAGTCAACCATTGTGTATCCATTGGCATGTCAAACCAGTCTGGACATTTAAGTGTAATGTATTCCAGTTCTTTTGTCTCAATGGTGTCAATCCTTGTGGTGACACATGGAAGACTATCATTCAAGAATTTTGCAACTACTTCTGGATGGTGTTTGTATGCAGATTGTATCTTCTTTTCTGCCATCCTTGGTGTGTTGCATCCAACTAATAATGCCAATAAAACTATTTTAAATTTCATAGATAAAAATTAAGGTCAATGCAAATGCAATGACCATTAAAAGAATACATACAACAAAGATTGTATCATCATCATGCATCTTTCTTCAAGAATTGACCATTTGAATTTGTCAACAAGTTCTTCAAGATGTATCCCAATGCTGATGTCAATGCCATTGTTCCAATTGCTTTCCAGTCAAAGTTCAATGAACCAGTTTCAATGGTATTGTACAAGATGGTGATGACTGCTGATAATACTGCAACAAGTAAACCCTTGATGAAGTCCTTGTTGTCTAATGTAAAAATTGATGAATTCATATTGCTTGTTTTTATTTGGTTTCCAAATGTATGATTCTTGTCTCATGGTTGTCAATGTCTGACTTAATACTATCAATATCTTTGTTGATTCCAACATTGGACATCAATATCTGTTCCATTTTCTTTTCAAATCTGTCCATTTTCTTGATGAAAATATTGGATACAAAACCAATCATGGCAAGTATTCCAGTCATCAACACATTTGTCAATTGTGCATTGTCCATTGTTTATATTTTATTAAATGAAGAATCTTTGATAAATAAAGGTGAATGAGTCAAAACAAAGTCATCAATGACACTATCATCTTCACCCCAATTTTGAAGTACTGAATCTGGAATAATCATGATAAAGTGTTCATTCAAATCATGTGTTCCACCATCTTCATCTACATACAACAATGCACAATTAAGTTGTGCATCACTGATGTTTCTATTCAATGTCACATCCCAATAGATTGCATTGCAATCATCTTCTTGTAGTAAACCAGTTTTGAAATTTTGGATTCTTAAGTAGTTCATAGTTTGTTTTTAATAAAATAAAAAATAAGGTACATTGACAACTGCAGTTGTTGCACTCATGGCAATTGATGATGGTGCATTTGCAGTTGTATTTGCTATAAATGTTGAAAATTTGATTCCATTTGGATTGACTGCTGATGGTGGATCTGATGGTGATTGTGTTGATGCAATTACCAGTGGGTCTCCAGCACCAATTGTTGGTGTACCAGAACCACTGAATTGATATCCGATAAAGTACAAACCTTTTGTCAAGAATGTTGGTGTCAATGATTTTGTTGACCATGTATTGATTGTACTATTCCAGAATGTTCCATCATTAGCAGTTTGAAAAACCCTTGTAAGTGTTCCACCACTTAAAGTATAGATTGCAATTCCATTGTAATTGACTGCAACATTTGTGAATGGTGACCTATTGAAAAATGCAATCCCACGAAGTGTGTCTGATACATTCCAATTGAATGGGTAAAGATAGAATCTGTTTGTTGTCAAACCTTGTTGACCAGACATATTTGCCAATGTGATTCCGTATGGTTCTGCTTTAATTCCATAAGACAACAATTGCAAAAAATCAAGATTGGAAACTTCTTTTTCAATTCTATTGGACAAAGATGCAGTATCACTTGCATTCAATTTTGCATTGATTGCAGTTCTGTAATTGCTCAACATGTTGGATGTGTCACTGATGTTTACCTTGTTGTTTAATTGCGTTTGTATTGCACTTGTAGTACCTTTTACATTTGTTAATTCACCTACTGAAGGATAAATACTTGTTGGCATTCCACTGACACTTCCATCTGAATTAACTTGTAATATTAGTTGCTGACCTACTGATGGGATTTTTATGTTGGATGAAAAAGTTTTTGTTCCAGCAATTGTTTGTGCAGTTGTTAAGTTTACAAAATTGTTCAAATTTGTTTTTGTTGCAATTTTGTTTGTGGTGTCAACTACTGAAAAAATACTTTTATTCTTCCATAATGTTGTTGCAGTATCATACACAACAATGTCATTGTGTACTGGTGTGTTGGTGATTAAGTCAACATCATGTATCTCTTTGAATTCAAATCCATTCTGGACCTTCACAAATATTTCACCATTTCCAGCACTTACCTTTGTAACTATTCCAATGAATACCAGATGTGCTGGTGCATAAGGTTTGTTTACAAGTCCATAAATTAATGCACCATTAACACCCAACCATACTGGATCACCAGCAGTTGCACCTTGTGTATTCAATCCACCCAATAGTCCTTCAGTAATTACAAAACCAGTTGATGTTCCACCAGTTGTTGTGATGTCTGATTGCATCAATCCCATTGTCTTGCTTGATGTTCCTTCTGATGTATTACTTGCTTTGCCAACAAGTATATTTGTTCCATTGCTACTTGTCACATACACTGCAGTTCCTTTGCTTATCAATCCAGTTCCATTGTTTTTTACAATATGTTTGACTTGACTTGTCCAGTCTGCATAGTTGTCTTGCCATGTAGCATTGTAATTTGTTGAGTCAACCTTTGTAAGTATTTGACCAGCACTACCACCAATTGGTAAACCACCAACACCACCAACACCACCAAACCAACTTGCTGACTTTTCTATTCTACCACTACTACCAATCATTAAAGGTTTGTATTCTGTTGTGTCTGTTAATGTATTTAAACCTAAAATTCTCAACCCATTTGGACCACCACTTGTTGATATATCAATGTCATTTGCTTGTAATTGAAACTTTGCCATGTCTTCATCTTTACCACCAAAAACAAGAATCCCATCACTTTTAATTGTATCAGCACCACCAAGAATTGTTGAACCACTTGTATTCCAAAAGTCACCACCAGCAGAACCACCAATCTCTGACCATGTCAAAGTCTTTGGATTGTACTTGTACAATTTGTTGTTGCATGAATCAAATGCAATTGCACCATTCTTGTTTGCTTTCACCACACTTCTCAAAGTTGGTACACCACAAAATGTGGGAATCTGAAGTGTGGAATCAAATGCCATCCTATTTGCTCTGTATCCATATTGTGGCATTTCTTGATAGACTTGACCAAATGTGACAAGTCTGAATGTGATAAGTAGTAGTAGTATTGATAGTTGTTTCATATTTATATTGTTGGTACATCACATGCACTCCATTCTCCGTTTGTTGATATTGTAAATGTCATTGTCACTCCAGACAAGTAGTCTTCAAATTTCTCACTCAATGCAGTCCACACAATCTGGTCATCAATTGAATATGCAATCTTCTGTCTCATTAGATTGATGATGTCACCAGCAATCTGGTGCTGGTCACTTGTCACATCTGTTTCAAATTCTCCTTCAACACCACTTTTATCCAAGAACCAAAATTGTACCGAAAATGTCAATTCCCTTCCAATGTTAAAATTTCCATTCTCAATGTAATACAATGCAACTGGAAGGATTGCTTCATTTTCCCATGCTAACCATTCCACTGGTGTTGCGAATCTTACATCCTTTATCATTGCATGACTTTTCAACAATGTGTCTATCTCCTTTACTACTTGATTGTAAGTCATTGAATTTTGTTTTTACTTTTACTATGTATTCTTTTTTATATCCTTTGCTCATAAAATTAATTGTATAAGAAAGTGAATATTTCCCCAACCATGCAAATGTCTCCAGTTGCCAATCTTACTACTTCATTGTTGATTTGAATTTCTCCAGTATTGGTTGTTGTTGTGTTTACAATTGCCTTCTGCAGTCCACTTCTGAATGCAAGTTTGGTTGTTCTTCCATACAATGCATTCACACTGAATGTTGATTCCCCACCAATTGCAGTGTAGATTGCAACCAATGGTGATTGTGCTGGTGAATTAGAATTGACAAAAGTCTTTCCACCCATATCATTCCCAAGATAGATTGGACATGTGTATGCTTTCTGTTCTGGGAAGATGGTGTCATAAGCAGAACCAGTATTGATGTACTCATAGTACAAGTTGTAGTTCTCTTTCAGATAGTCAATAAGTCTGGTCTTGTAGAATTCTGCCATTGAAGTGTATTTCTGTTCAAGCATTTCCATGTCACTTCTTGATGGTGTATTGCTTTCTTCAGATGTCTTCTGCAAGAATCCTTTGCTGAACAATTGGAATCCCATTGTCATTGGCAACATGCTCATGGTGAACCATATCAATGTATCAGTGATGTAGTCATCAATCAATATCTTTTCATTGATAGTAAGATTGTTTCCATCCACACCACTTTGAAGTCTTTTGTACAATGCAGAACCCAATGCTGGTTGAATGTAGATGTCTCCAGCAACTTTTATCATTGGGAATAATTGCTTACCATCAATGTTGTTGGATGCACCAGTTCTGTCCTTGAATGTTTGTTCAGTTATGAAAAGAATATTTTTACTCATTATGATTTAAGTTTTACAAGATTACTCACCCATCTATGTCTGCAATAATATCTATGTTTACCAGATGGCAAAGTGTACCATCCACCTCTTCTATCCCATACAGAATATCCAAGTCTTGCAGATATGCTTTCAATGTCTGCTCTTCCCCACATTTTCTTCTCTGACAACTTCAACATCTTTGCACAAAAAGGTCTGTTTCTGTTGTCTTCTGGTCCTTCATAAGTATAACGAATCACAAGTTCAGTGATGGTTGAATCTTTCCCTTTCAAAGAAGATACTGGTTTCAATACCTTGATTTTTGGATTGACATTCACATCAGATGGAATAAGTTCAATTATACTTGCCTTCACAAAGTCATTGATGATATTCTTCACCACATCAAGTTCCAACTTCAATGTGTCTGCAATGACTTCTGGTGTGATGTTTGAATCCTTTGTCATCAAGTCCAAGACATTTGCTTGGTTTTTTGATAGTGATGGTGTGATTGACCAGTCTGCAAAGTTCTCATGGATTGCCAATTTTGATTCAACTATCTCATACATGTCTCTGTCATCCCCACAACTTGAAAATTCTTGAATCATTTTTTCATCTTCATCATCTGCAGAAAACTTTTGTGGTTCATCATCAGTATTTGGATTGGCATCTATACCAAGAAAAGTATTCACATCTTCATCAGTAAAACCAAAACCACTTTTCAACATCATTGATGCTTGTTCTTTGTTAAGTTTACCATTTCCAAATTGTCTCACAATCCTCATGACATTCTGGTATTGTCTTCCAGTTAGATTCTTGATGGCAGTATTTTCTTGTTGTTGTACTGGTTGTGGTTCTGCTGGAAGTCCAGTTGTTGCAGATGGTATTCCAGATGGAATTGGATTCTTTGGTGGAAGTCCAGCAAGGTTTCTGATTTCATCTTCTGTCATTAGTTCCAGAACCTTGGTTGCAACTACTGGTGACAAAGAATTGATATTGTCATTTATTTGTTTTGCTTCTGCTGATATTGTTTGTTCTTGAATCTCTTTGCCCATCAATTCACGAATTTCATCCTTGGTCAGATTTTGTGCCATGATTGCTTCACTGAATTCAAACTTCAATGGTTCTAATGGTATCAACTTGAATTCACCTTGTTCACCTTTAAGATTCCTTAAGTTGGTGATTATCTTACTGACTTCTTGTTGTCTTTCCTTTACGTAAACATTGTTGAAAATCTCATATCCATCACGAATCTCATTCCTTTGTCCTAATGCACCAGCAGTTGCAATTCCAAACAATGCTGGTGTCACCACTTGGTGTGATGCATAGATTTCAGACTGAATCAGTGTGTTCACATTGGTGAAGTCTTCCTTGGTCAACATGGTGTTCCCCAATGGAATCACTTCTGCAGAATTCTCCCTTGACTTGTTGAACATTATCACAACCCTCTTCCCTTCAGAACCAGTAAACTTCTTCAAAAGTCCTCTTTCCACTTCACCTTTGTGTTCTTCATTTAGTGGGTCTCCCGAATTGAGATTGATTAAGGTACTGCCCACAAAACCTTGCAATGAATTCCCAAGGATGTGTCTTGACACTTGAATGTCACTACAGATGTAGTTCAACCCTTGCATGTATGAACATACTGGATAAACATCAGACATTGGATTGTATTCTTTGTAGTATAGAATCTGACTGCCTATTCTATTGTTTACATTGAATGCTGAATATTCCCTTGGTTTCTCTCTGGAATCCTTCCAGTCATTCTTCACATAAAAACACTTTAAATCTTTGCTAACTCTGACCTTTGCAAATTCAATATGGTACACATCAGATATCTGTCCAATTCTATTCCATATCACTTGCAGATAGTATCCTCTGTAAAGTTCATCATCCTTGATACATCTTTTTACAATGTTGTTCCAAGTTTCTCCAGATGAATTTGCCACACCTTCATTCTCAAACCCTTGCCCATACACATAATTTGCCTTTGATTTGACAATTGAACCATGTTTTGGTGACTCATTAAAAAGTGACAGAAGGTAGTTTGGATAGTCATTTTTGTCACCAAATTCCACATAGTTCTTCTGCTTGTTCTCCTTGTACACTGGTTGTTGTGCTTGGTCAAAATGAAGAACAATATGTTTGTACTGATTATCCATTGTATGTCTTGAATTGATTTGATTGTTCTGAATAGTATTCTGGTGCAAAGTTAGTTGCTGGATTCAAGTTCATGTATCCAGTTTCCAGTATTGGTGTTGTTGGTACACCACCAATTGATGCAGAACCATAAATCTCATAAGTCCAAAGTCCAGTATCTTCATTTAAGAAGTATGTATTGGTCACAATTGAGAATCTTTGATATCTGTCAGTTGTACTGGTATTAGTCAACCACAATGCAACTTCATCTTGTGTGATTCTGTTTGTAAATATAAACTTAAAGATTGTAATTGCAAGACTTGTCATCTCTTTTGAAGTGACAATAATTGTATCAGTATTTCCTTTTTTTAAGTTTATCATATTAATCAAAAAAACCACCAACTGAATTGGTTGGTGGTTTTCATATTGTTAAGGATATTTTAATTAAGTTCCAGCAACAACTAATGATGGGATAAGTCCAGATGGAACAACCAAGAAGTCTTCTGATTCTGTAGATGAAAAACTTAAATTGTATCCGTTTCTATCACCTAATGCCACACCAGAAGTTGCTTCACCAGTATCCATAGTCAAACCAAATGACCTTCCAAACATCTTGAAACTTCCATCACCTTCCTTCACTACGAATGTGACACGATTTTTGGCAAGTGTTGCAACAATGTTTCTGATGGTCACATCTCTCTTATTGATAGGGAATGTCACCATGTGTGTATAAAATATTGTTCCGTTTTCTTGTGATGAAGTGATGGTGTTGCTGGTTGATGCAGTTCCCCTTGGTACTTGAAATTCATAGAATCTCTTTCCAGTGTTCTTGGTGATAGCACTTACCAATCCACTTGCATCAATAACCCTTGAATTTCCACTTGCATCATACAATGCAGAATTTTCAATCAAGTATATTGTTTCTACTCCACCTACTGAATCTCTGCAATCAATTGCATATCCAGATGTAATTGCACATGGCATATTAAATAAATTTTATATTGTTTTTTAAAATAATATCTCTATTCCGTTTGAATCAAAAAAAATGGTGGTGTATATTTCACCACCATTTTTCTTATAATTTGCTATTAAAATTAGATTCCAGCAATGAATTTCACACACTCATTGGTGAATGCTACGTTAACACCCATCTTGAATGCCACTCTGAATCTTACTTGGTTGTTGTCTTCAGAATACCACATCTTGTATGATTGTGGTTCATCTACCAAGTCAACTGCCATTGCCATGTTGCTCATTGAGATTGCAAATGCATCACCAGTTCCGTTCAACCCATTAGTTGAAACTACTTCAATGTTGGTTGCTGGAAGGATGAATGAACCAGAATTTGCATCTTGTGGATTGTATGCAAACATGTTCAATGCTCTGTATGCCATAATCAACAATCTGTACCAGTCATTTCCCACAAAGATTTTCACATCTCCTTTGCTTAACACTGCAACTGGAATTGCTTTGTAGATTGCTTCAGTTGCACTTATCACATTTGATTGTGTGATGGTTGTGATTACAGATGCACCAATGAATCCACTTGTATTTGCATTTACTGCTGATGATGTAGCACCATTGATTAACTTGATTAAACCATCAAACTTATTCACTGCAGTTGCACCAGTTGTATCACCTTGCCATAAGCATGTTTCCAATTGACTTGATATTCTTGCATTCTTCTTTGCAAGATATGCTTCTTGGAAGTCAGCATTGCCGAAGTCAGTATAAGTAGAACCAGATTTCAATGCCATTTGGGTAAAAAATAACTCAAGGTCTTTAGGACAGATGGTCTCTTCAATCTTGATACGTCCAACTGAAATTGTTCTTTGTGTGAAAGAAGTAGTTCCAGAAGGTTGGTACTCACAATTGTCTGTCTGGAATACTGCATCAGTATCCATCAAAGGAATTGCAACTACTGACTTTGCATTTGGAATCACTATTCCAGAATCCTTAATCATCTGTTGTGTCTTACCATCAAATACTGCTGAAGTCAACAATGGTTTGATAAGTTGGTTGGTATAATTTGATAAACCCGTTAAATCTAATGCCATGTCTTTTGTTTTTTAATTGTAAAAATTATGAAAATAAGATATCATAAGACATCTCTTTCTTTTCTTGTTTGAAATTATTGTTTGTTTTGATAGATGCATCTGGTGTTCCAGTTGGTGTTTCTGCAAGTGTTTGTGTAAGATTCAACAAACCTTCAATCACCTTGGTTGCCTTGTTCAATCTTGATTCATAGGTTGCAAACTTCTCTTCATAGTCAGCAAACTTTGCTTCATAAGATGTGAATTTCTCCTTGGTTGAATTTTCAAATGCAGAAAACTTTGCACTCATTTCTTCTTCCTTTGGTTTGTATCCAGCATCAGTCACAACTTTGATCTCCATGATTACACCATTGTCACCAAGTACAATGATTGTTCCATCTTCCAATTCGTGTTCACCAATTGGTGCTGGTACACCTTGGATTGTAACTATTCCACCAATTTCCAATTCAGTGACTTCAACTTCAGTTCCGTCTTTCAACTTTGCAATTGCCATCTTTACTGGTTCTGGTATTGCTGATGGTGTTGTTGGTGGAACAACATCTGCATTCTTTACCAATTCATTGAATTGGATTCTTAATTTTTCAATTATTTCTTTTGCGTTCATACAATATAATGGGATTATTCTTCAATAATATCGTTTAAAAGTTTAGAAATTGTTTTCAATGCATTCTCTTCAGCACTTATTGGTTCTGTATAATCAAACAATCCTTCAACTGAAAACCCTCTGAATGTACCATCTTTCAGTTGTTGCCACACTTCATCATTCTCCACATAGAATGAACCAAACCATGAACCATCTGCAACATCTTCAAATCCTTTCATTGGTTGCACACCTCTGTTCTTGTCCACCAACCAACTTTCAAACATGGTGACATTCTTCACTGATTGATTAGAATCATGCATCAGATTCACATTTGTCTGGAATTTCTGTTTTGCCCACTTGATTGCAATGGTCTTGATGGTATCAGCAGAAAATTTCACATAGTGTTCACCCATGGTCTCATTCATTCTGTAGATAAGTAAATCTGATTCCATGAGACAACCAGTCACAATTCGTTCATCTTCATTCACTATCTTGAATTTCTGGTGTGTAGAAAACTTATCCCCATCAATCTCTTTCAATTTCCTTGATGCCCATTCAACACCAGCATCACCACCCCATGCCAACCACATAAGTCTTCCACAACCATCACCCAATTCCCTTTGTGAATTTTGTCTATGTCTTGCAAATGATGCCATCCTTGCAATTGTGTCTCTCGTTAATGGTTCATTATTTGCCAACATGTTTGCTCTTTTTTTTCCAGTTGCTTCACCACAATCACCCCATCCATTCTTTTCTGCCCATCTCAATGCAGTCTTTGCATTCTCAATTGCTTCCTTTGGATAGTCTGTATAGGATTCTTCAAATTCTCCATGATGGTACAAGTACTCACTATCTTCTGTATGTGTTGCACCAGTCATCAATTTTCCATCTGCATCTTTATGTGTTGGACCAGTCCACAACTTTCCATCTTTGGTGTAGTGTGGCATCCCTTCTGCAAAGATGCTGAACAATCTCTTTGTTGCTGGTTCATCAACCAATGCTATTGCAGACACTTGTGAATCATCATCCAAGTTTTCTGATATAATCAATTCATAAATAGGTAAAGTCATAATGTATATTTTAATTTATTTTACTTGCTCTGTTTAATCTTTCAATTCTTTCTTGACTTCCAGTCACATCTGATTCTACTACGTATGCTCTGGAAGTTGAATTCCCCATTGTATTGACTTGTTCTTGGTTTATCATAGTACTTCCCATTGTTGGTGGCAATGGTGGTGCAGATGGGATTGATATATTTGGTACTGAACCACCACCAGCACCAGCAGAACCACCACCACCAGCATTGGGAATCTTTACTGAAAGAATCTTCTTCACATTCATGATACCAGTTGCAATTGCCACACCAGCATTGATTGGTCCAATTACTGCACCCAATCCAAATGGCAATGATTGTGCAGATTCGTATGCTTTTTGTGCAGATGTGATTGTTGAAATGGTTGTGGATACAACTGCCATCGCTTTTCCCAATGCAGTATTCTCACCAAATAATGTTGCCAATCCACTTAATGAATCAGCAATTGCATTTCCAGCATCAACATTTGCTTGTATCCTTGCCTTTGCCAAATCTTTTTCTGACTTTGCCAAAGCATTATTGATTGTTTGTGCTTTGATTGCATACTTCTGTCTTATGTCTGTTGTTGACAATCCCTTTGCTTCTGCATCTGCAATCTCTGCATCTCTTTGAATTGCTAATTGTGCAAGTTGTTCTGCAGTTTCTGTCCTTGCAATTTCAATCAATTTTGCTGACTTGTCATAAGCATTCAACAAGTCCATGTCAATCATTTGTTTTTGCAATGCATGTTCTGCAACAAGATTTGCATCCCTTTGGTTTCTGTCATCAGTTTCCCTTTGTTTGATGATGGCATCTCTTTCTGCTTTTGAAGTAGCATCTGCAATATCCAATTCTTGCTTCTTTGCATTGTATGCAATTTGTGCATCAACCCTTGCTTGTGTTCCTTCAGTTGTTGCATCAATTTCTGCTTGTAGTCTTGCCAATTCTCTCACTCTGTCTTCATCTCTAATTCTCTGAAGTTCTGCATTCTTCTCCAATTCATTCTTCATCAATTGTGCATTTGCAGTCTGTCTTCCAACCAACAATTGTTCTTCACTATCTGCCAGTGATTTGTTCATGGCAATCAGTTCCTTATTCAATGCAGTTGCATTTGCTTTCTGTTCTGATTGCAGTCCAGTAATTTGTGCAAGTACTCCCTTCCTTTCATTTTCTGCTTCAATGACTTTCTTCTGCAGTTCTATTGATGAAGAATTTGCTGATAGTTCTGCCTTTGCTGATGCAATCTTCTGGTTTGCAAGTCCAAGCATTGCAGATTCTTGGTTCTTAAGTACTACACCAAGTTTTTGATTTGCCTTGATTCTGTCTTCAATAGATAGTGAATCATCATCCCTAATCTGTCTCAATTTTTCTGCTTGTCTATCATATTCTTCCACCACACCTTGCAATTGTGCTGATGCAATTTCTGCTGAATTTTTTAATGCAGTAATTGCCTTTGCATTATTATACAATGACTTGACATTGATTTTGGATGCACCTTCAACCACACCAGATATGACATCACCAACTGATGTGACTGCTTCACCAAAGTTGTTCACAATATCTTTCCCAGCATTGATTGCTTCATCTGCAGTTTCTGCCAATCCTTTTTTTGTTTCTGCAATTCTTTCATTCAACTTCTTGATGGTTTCTGGATTGTCATCCCCAAAGAATGATTGTTCCCATGCAAGTTGTGCTGATTCAATGAATAGTGATATTCCACCAAATGCCAATTTGATTGGTGTCAATGCCAATGTAAGAAGTCCACTCATGACTTTCCCCAATGCAGAAAAACCATTGGATGACTTTGACACTCTGTCAACAACATTGGTGATGACTTCAACCAATGCATTCATGACAGAATCAATGGTGGCAAAGACTGCACCAACTGCATCTGCAACTTTCTGATTCTTCATTAAGGAATCCTTCAAGAATCCAAATGCAGATGTGATTGCACCAACAACACTGAATGCTTTTAATGTATCAAGAAAAGTTCCACTTGATTTCTTTGCTTCTTTAGTTGATTTGGAATTTTCATCCACACTTTTGTTCAACTTGTTCTGTTCCTTCTCCAAGTCTTTCTCTGCCTTGGTCAACTTCTTCAATGCATCAGTTTGTTCTTCACTTCCTTCAGTTGCATTCTCATAAGCAGTTTTCAAGTCATTTATCTGACTGGTAAGATTCTCAACTTCTTTGGATGCTGACTTGGTGTCAACATTCACTTTGATGTTTGTTTCCGTTTGTATTGTTGACATTTAATAAATTTTAATTTCAAAAGATGTGTTTCCCAATGAATCATCTGAAAGTGTATTCCCATTATAAGAATACAAGTCCAGTCTTGTATCAGTTCCGTATGACAATATGTAAGAAAACACACCAACTTTGGTTTGTGGATTCCCAATTGTGATGAACATTGATGTAGTCCAAAGTGATATATCTGAATCAATTCTGTATTGACCATTTGTTGACCTACTGGTTGTAAATGTTGCACCAGTTGTATTCTCAAAGATGTCAATAGTTGGTGCAGATGTTCCACCTTGTGATATGTTTCCTCTTATCACTTTGTTTGGTACACCAGTCCAACCACTTGCATCACTATATTGAAGTGTAGTTCCAGTTGTACCAGTTATGTCCAACCATACACCATTGAAGTCATCAAAGTATTTTATAATCATTTTAATAAGTTGTATTAATTACTCTTAATAGTTGCACTTCGCAAAGTTCTCCTTCAGTATAGTCAACAATCTTGTATAGTCTGTATAACACCCCATCCACAAATATGAATTTGGTGAAGTCCAAAGTGTTGATGTCTCTTTCAGTCAACTTCATTTTACAAGTCACCAGTCTGGAATCCTTATCTGTAATTTCAGCAAAGTATGGTGAATAGTATGTGTTGAACAGATTGTTGGAAAGAAGTCCAGATGACAATGTGAAATTGATTTCTTTTGGCACTCCAAAGTTCAAATCTGCACCAGCATTGAATGGATCATCAAGATGTCCAGCATAACCATAGGAAGTCTCTGTTGACAATATAGTATTCACACCAAGGACATTGTTGTATATCTTCCAAGATGTTCTTCCAGTTATCTTCTTTGCTTGAAGGATTCTGATGTTGTGTTCAATCATCTCTTCAGTTTCATTGTTCTTCTTGTATATTGCTGGGAATATCTTGTCATTGTTTGTATATCCAACCAATGGTGTTGCAGAAAATATCACACTTGTGTCACTGGTATCTTTGGCAAATTCCAACTGGTTGTCAAATCTGTAGTCTCCATATCCTTCCACATACTTCTTTCTGTACTGCTCATTGTAGTAGTCTGCATCTTGCTTGTACTTGATATCATAATATCTTGCATTGACTTCACTCATTGGTTTGATTTTTATCACTTGACTTCTGTCAATTTTCCCACTCCAGTCTTGATATGTGGTTCTGTCCAGATTGTAAAAGTCAACATAAGGTTCTATGACCAACTTCTTTTCAGTGAATCTGTCTTCAGTCACCATCAAGTTGAACATCTTAAGTATGGATGCAAAGAAGTCCTTCTGCAATATATTTTGTGGAAGTGAACCATTCACCAGAAGAAAGTCATCATATTGTGCAGATACAAGGATTGGATTCTCTGTTGATATGGAACATACACTATTGACAAGATTGACATTCAACACTGCACCATTGGTATCATACACACGAAGTCTCACACTCCATGTATCACCAGTATTGAATGTGATTGGTATTGGTAAGAATCTCAAAGAAAAGTTGTAAGATGGACCAGTAAGGAATCCACCAAGTGTTGTTGCAAAACCACCAAATCTTTTGTTCTGGTCTTCATAATATAGTGAACCATTCTTCAATATCTGCATGGTTGCAAATGCATATCTGAATTGTGTGTCTGCATTGTCTGAATTCTGGATGGTGTAATTTCCTCTAACACTCAAAGTAAATGCACCACTGAATGCTTGTGCTGGTGTGTATGTAAATGTCTGACTTGACACATTGGTGAATAGGTCAGTCACAATATTCCCATGTGTTAAAGTTGCAGTTCCTATACTGATGCCACCACCAATCAAACTACTTTCAAATATCAAGTCTCTGTTGTACTTCAATCTCACTTGATTATTGGGAATGATTAATCTTTTGAAGAAGTTAGTATTGAAGAAGTCTGATTCCCATGTGTATCCAGCACCAGTGATTATCTTGTCAATGTATTGTCTGACAAAGAATGCTGGTCTGAATGCAGTGAAATAAAAATTCTTTTTATAGAATGTCAAATCTGTTGGTGAAGATGTGTTGCCATAGTCAATCAATGGGTAGTAGTATCCTTCTCCAGCATTGGCATTGTTCCAACTTGCAACAATATTGGTCACATCGTATGTGTGATTGTATTCACTGAAGTCCAAGTCTGTCAACTTATCTGCACCCAACTTTGAGAAGAACCCACCAAGTTCACCAAACAATGCAACTTCATATTCTGGATTCTTTCCGTCAATTATAATCTGAAGAAGTCTCATTGTTCCCTTAAGTACTGGCATCCCATTGATTTCAATCCTTGCCTTTGCTGACTTACTTGCATTGAAGTTGTATCCAAAGTTTGGTGCAGAATCAATGGTGTAGTTTGAATTGGCAAATTCAAAGATGTTCCCAAGTAGTCTGTTGTTTCTTGCAGTTCCAGACAAGACAATGGTCTTGGTGAATGATGTTGTCTTGGAATCCAAGTTGGTCAAATCATCTATGGAATAGGTTATCATCTGCGAGAAGTTCGCATTGATATCAAGTTCATTGTCTTCAATAAATATTCTTACCATAGTGTTTATCTTCTGAAGTTGTATCTTGTTTGGTTCATTTCAATTTCAACAACCAGTTCCTTCAATCCATCATTCTGGTATTTCATGTATTCATAGTTTGTTGCTTTGATTGTCACTGGATAGTAGTTCCCATCAATTTCAGCATAGATTTGTGGGGAATCCATCAGTTCAGACAACCACTCATATTCTGCATCTGTTGGATAGTCCATTGTCAATCTAAAATTGAAGTTTGTCTTGGTGTTGAAATTTATCTTTGATTCTCTGTACACATTGTTTGCATCATAGTAGTCAACTGAAGTATTGTTCAACTTGTATTCATTCTGCTGGAATGCTTTCCTATCAATTGACATCATCTTTTTTTGTGCAAGATTGAATCTGGCAGTATCAAACATCCCATAGTGATTTATGAAGTATAGATTCATGCAAGTGTATCTTGGGTCACAATCAATGTCAACACGAATCAATGGACTTACTAAAAGTGATGTTCTTTTTATTCTTATAGTATAATAAACTGCATTGTCTGTAATAAATGGGACACCATTATTTGCTTGATAACTTCTATTTGCTGAAGGGATTCCAATATCCCATTGATTATATTTTAGTACGGGATAGGTATCACCAAATCCTCTTATGACAACATTGTTTGCATTGTAAGATGTAAACTCTATAGCATCATAATTACCAAAAGAAGGAATTAAGATATTGTCAGTTGTCTTTGCCTTGAATCTCAAAGGTCTATTGGTTAACCAATTATTCAATTTCTGTCCAATGTTCACTTGTCTTCTTTTCAACATTGGTGGTGTGTAATTGTATGCAGTCACATTCCCAGATGCCATGTTCAAAGTAGTCACACCACTAAAGTCTTCACCCACTCTGATTTGATAAGTAAGTTCTCCAATTGTATCTGATGCAGTTAACAAATTTGGATAATATTCAGATGTTGACCTTGGAACAAACCAATCAAACACCACTTCATTCCTTATTACATTGGATGCATTAAAGTATCCCCTTCCATTGGATGGTTCTGGAAAGACTTTCACTCTTACCAATTGTGTTCCACCTTTGAAGACATCAAACACATACTTCATGTCTGTCTGTCCACTATTGTTTGACAATGCTATGTGCCACAAATCATCTTGAACAGATGTGTATCCACTTGGTGATATTAAACTTGTTATTGACATTTTATCTATTAATTATATTAACCATCAATTGTAATCCAACCAAATCACCAATCTCCACTTCAATTCCCTTGAATGACTTCTCCACTGGTTCTGATATGAAGTTCCTTGTCTTGATTCCATACTTCTTAATCATGTAGACAGCAGTTGCAGTCTGTCTGTCCAGAAGACTTCCTTTCTGTTTCTTGTTCTTTCTTTCATATCCTACTGCACCATAGGTCTTGATGTCAGTCACTCTGACCTTCTTCTTCCCTTCTGATATCATCCTTCTCACTGATGCAATTCCATCTTCACTCATTCCCTTGGTCTTGAATTGGTATGGTGACTTTGGTGCATTCTTTGAAGACTTCCATCCCTTCACACCTTTGTCCACAAACTTTGCATAGTATGCTAAATCAATTAGCAATGCAGTTTCTGTATCAGATTCCTTCTTAAGATAGAATTTGACGTTCTGTTCCATGTCACCAGTTGATATCACCTTCTTTGCATTGATGCTCTTCAGCAAGTTCCCTTTGAAGACATTTGCTCTTTGCAGAAGTATCTTGTCAATACCTTTGACATCAAGTTTTTCTTGTTCCCCACCAGTTCCTTCCAACCAGTTCAGATTCTTATTCTGTGATTGTGTTATGTTCATTTACTTCTTTTTATTTAGCATACTATCTTCTTGTTGTTTGTCCACTTTTCTCTTCATCTTCAAGTAAGACAAATCATTCAAGAATTGTCTTGTAGGCAGTTCATACACTTCATCCATCTTGCATTGTTCTAATTCAGACACACATTTGATATTGTACATCCACCCGTAGTACTTCTCAAAGTCTCCTTGTAGAATTGAACCATCTGTGGTGTCAGTGAAATTGTTTTGAAATAAGTAGGTGAAGTCTTGATTGACTTCTTGAAAAGATTGCAAAAAAAAACACAAGACTGATATCCAATTGTAAAGTCCAACTTCAACATGTCATCAGCAATTGACTGGTGCATAGTAGAATCCACATGCCTTGGTCTCAATCCCTTCCAAGTCAACTTCATTGGTGTTGCCATGGATGACAATATCATGTGTATATTCTTGTCAATATCAGTGACGAAGGTGTGAAGGGATGGAAGTCTTCAAGGAATGCACCAAAGTCACCATATCAATTCAAAAGCAAGGGAATGAGTGAAGATGGAATTGCATCAGTCAGAAGGATGATATCAGAAGGGAAGAAGAAGGTAAGAGTGACAGACATCAAGACCTATGGTGCAAAGGGATATGAGAAGAAGAATGTGAAGAATAAAGGAAGTCTTCTGGACAGACAGACTGCAACTGCAGTGTACATGATTAAGAAGTATGGAATTAAAACAAGGAACTTCATATCAGAACCAGTGGAGAAGTCATTCAAGGGAATTGAAGTGGAGATTGGTGATTTGGTTGGTTTACAATTAATGGTTAACATAATTAATAGATAAAATGTCAATAACAAGTTTAATATCACCAAGTGGATACACATCTGTTCAAGATGATTTGTGGCATATTGCATTGTCAAACAATAGTGGACAGACAGACATGAAGTATGTGTTTGATGTCTTCAAAGGTGGAACACAATTGGTAAGAGTGAAAGTCTTTCCAGAACCATCCAATGGAAGGGGATACTTCAATGCATCCA